TCCGTCAGCTGCAGGTCACGGTGTCAAACGCCGGAGACGGTCGTCTCACGATCACGGACGGCAGTGGCGGCGAAACGATTCTCGACCTCGACTTCAAAGCTGACGACACGCACTCGGTCAACATCCCGTCGGACGGCATCCTGTCGACCAACGACCCTGTTGTCTCGGCGGCTACGAACGTCACGGCCCTGACCGTGTTTTTCGCGTGAGGTAAAATATGCCGATCCACGATATCAGATCGATCTCGCAGGTCGGCACGTCTGAGCCGTTTAATCTACAGGTGTCTCGGGGTCAAATCCCGGGACACACTCAAGTTGAGGTTTATGCTTTTAACCCAGCTTTCGAAGACATAGAAGAAACCGTTTGGGAGGAAGGCGGCATTTACGCTTATCCCCCCACTGCCACACAGATGAAAGTTGTCAGCACTGATGACACGGATACTTCGACACTAAGGGTCGAAGGACTTGATGCTGATTACAATGCCGTTGAAGAAATAGTCACGATTACAGGGCAAACCCCTGTTCTTACGCAACAAGAATTTTTGCGAATTAATTATGCCATCGTAACGCAGAATACTCCCACTGGACAAATTAGAATTGGGGCAGGGACAGTGACCGCTGGCGTCCCTGAAAACGTTTATGCATTTATTAACGGTGACAATGTTTCTTTGTCCTCGGTTTATACTGTCCCTTCAGGTTTCACTTTGTTTCTCGATCGCGGCACTGTTTCGGTAACTTCGGATCCCGAAGCAATAATTAATTCTCGACTCATAGTGCGTCCTTTTGGTCAGGTGTTTCACACTGCTGTGCTTATCAATGCAATCAACGCATATTTGGAGTTTAATTGGAATTTCCCGATTAAAGTCACTGAAAAATCAGATCTTGAAGCACGTGTGCGTTGTCTTAAAAATCAGACAAACAGCGCTACGATTTCTCTTGAAGCTGTGCTTGTCAAAAACGAAGGACCTCTATGATGCCCAAGGCCAAGGACATAGATCGAACGAGCGGCGGCAAATTGAAATATCGCGGGGAAACGTTTCCCGGTTTCAACAAGCCGAAACGCACGCCAAAAGGACCTAAGAAATCGGCTGTTCTCGCCAAGAAAGGCGATGATGTAAAGCTGGTTCGCTTTGGGTCGAAAAAGATGTCGATCAAGAAAGACAACCCGGACGCAAAGAAGAGCTACTGCGCTCGATCTGGCGGACAAAAAGGAAAAAGCGATAAGTTCAGTGCAAACTACTGGTCGCGTAAAGCGTGGAATTGCTAACATGGGTAATGTTCAATTAACCCCCGAAGAACTGCAGGATATGCTGGACCGAGCTGCCAAGCGCGGGGCCCACGCTGCCTTGCAGGAGCTTGGCCTGCACGATGACACCGCGCCGCAAGACATAAACGAGCTTCGCAGCTTGTTGTCATCGTGGCGAGAAACACGGGGCGCGGTATGGTCTACTATTGTAAAAGTGACCACGGCTGCCATACTTCTTTTCATCTGCGGTGCAGTTTGGATGTCATTCAAGGATAAGGTGGGACAGTAACATGAACCGGACAAACATGGCTCAACAAATCACGAAACCGCCCATGAAGAACAAGGGTGCCAAGAAGGCTAAGGATAAGGACAGCAAGAACGGCTACGCTAAAGGCGGCAAGGTTGATCAGATGCAGTGCAGCCCGCGCAAGCAAATGGCCATGAAAGGCATGGGCTGATATGGCCAAGAAAAAGAGGAACAAAATCTGCGCCAAGGGCAAGGCTTGGGCGAAGCGGACCTTTGACACGTACCCCAGCGCGTATGCCAATATGGCTGCAAGCAAGTACTGCAAAGATCCGAACTACGCCAAGAAGTCGAAGTCGAAGTCCAAGACTAAAAAAGCAGCCAAAGGCGGACTTGTGAGGGTTTTCTGATGGGCGAGCTGAAAAAATGGCGCGAGCAGGACTGGGTCCGAATCGACTCCAGCGGCAACATCGCCGGCAAGTGCGGCACGTCCAAGGACAGGAAGAACCCTGACCGCTGCCTGCCACGAAGCAAAGCTGAGTCGCTTAGCAAGTCCGAACGCGCGTCCACTGCCCGCACGAAAAAGAAGGCCGGGTCAAAAGGCAAGACCGTTGTGTCGAATACCAAAAAGGCCAAGGTCAAAAAAGCAGCCAAAGGCGGCATGGTGCGGGTCTTTTGATTGAGCAGTGGATCAATGATCTATCGGAAGTCGACTCAGATATCGACATGCCGCTTTGTCCTTACGCAAAACCTGCTTGGGACCAAGGTCGGGTGCGCGTTGTAGAAGCCTCTGGTAGCCAGACCTTTTGGCGCGCAGTTTTGAAATCCATCAACTTGGTGAACGAGGACTGCGATGTAGTCATGGCGCTGTCCAACAACTATGACGGATCTTACGAGGACCTTGAGCAGGCTGCCGAGCACCTCAATGATTTCTTCTTTGCGGCCCGCCTAGATCTTTGGGCGCTCTCGCATTTAGACGACGGCGCTGTTATATTCCTGCAGAAGCTGACTGAGCTGGACAATTCTGCTGCAAAGTTGGAGAAACTCGGTTACTATAGTCACTACAGTCCATGTGATTACGAACGGTTAATCGCGAAACGCAGACAAAGGAGACACTGCTATGGGTAAGATGATGCGCGGCAATAAGACCGCAAAGGCGTCGGCCGGTCGAGCAACCACCAAAGCAAAAAAGACCGACGACAAGAAAAAGATGATGCGCGGTGGCACGGCTAAAAAGAAGATGATGCGTGGCGGCACCGCGAAGGCCAAGAAGTAATGGCCAAGAAAGAGAAAGAAGACTTCCCCGATCTGAACAACGACGGGGAAGTCACCAAGGCCGACGTCCTGAAGGGGCGTGGGGTCAAGGGCTTCAAGAATGGCGGCTGCGTCATGAACAACCGTGGCGTACGCGACACGAAGATGGTGTAGACAATGTCTCGAATGACCCCTGAAGACCGCCAGCCTCCGAAAGGCCAAGTTCGTCGAGAAATCGAACGCAACGAGCGGGAAGAAAAGCGGCAGGGTCCACCTAAGCCTCCTCGTCGTAAAGGCCCGGAGCTTCGTAACGACGAAGGCGAGCTTGAGCGCGCACTGGTCAAAAAGTATAAAGACGGCGGTTGTGTCATGGGAAATCGCGGCGTTCGCGACACGAAAATGGTGTGATAGATGACAACGTCAGGCTCCAGAGACTTTAACATCGACGTCGCGGAAGCGATCGAAGAGGCGTACGAGCGGTGCGGCCTCGAAGTTCGTACGGGCTACGACGCGAAGACCGCGCGTCGATCTCTGAACCTGATGTTTGCCGAATGGGCAAATCGTGGATTAAACCTATGGACCGTGGAGCAAGAAATCCTAACCCTGACCCAAGGTCAGTCGCAGGAGGTTCTTGAGCCCGACACCGTCGACATCCTTGAGATGGCACTGCGCCGTGACGGCACGGACCTAGAGATGGAACGAATCAGCCGGGGCGCTTATCTCGACTTTCCCAACAAGACCGATCAGGGGCGCCCGTCACAGTTCTACTTTGACCGCAGCATCGAGCCAGTCATCAATCTCTGGCAGACGCCAGAGAACTCGACGGATCAATTGGTGTATTACTACGTGCGCCGGATTGAGGATGCTGATGCCTTAACCAACACCACCGATATTCCGTTTCGATTCTATCCGTGCATGGTCGCAGGGCTGGCGTATTATCTGGCGATGAAGCGTGCTCCAGACCGCGTGCAGCTCCTGAAAGCTGTGTATGAAGAGGAGTTCAAGCGCGCGGCGGAAGAGGATGAAGATCGGGTCAGTTTGTTTATTACACCTGACCGTCGATCGATGAGGGTCTAATGGCTTTCGCTTCTGACAAAAACGCATACGGCATCTCGGACCGATCTGGCTTTCGGTATAGGCTAAAGGATATGCGGCGAGAATGGACAGGGGCGCTAGTTGGTCCCGATGAGTTTGAGCCAAAACACCCGCAGCTTGAGCCGCCGCGACCGGGCCCTGACCCACAAGCTTTGCGCAATCCGCGCCCTGACCGGACAGAGCCCCTTAGCGTCTTTGTCGGTGGTCCTACTATTGAACAGCCTCGCCTTGAGCGTCCGCGTATGGTAGGTAAGGCCGGAGCAGTGACAGTGGTGACCACATGACCTTGACTTTTGGCGAACTTAAACAAGCGATTGAAGATTACGTAGAAAACGACGAGGCGACGTTTATTAATAACGTGCCGTTGTTCGTTCGTTTGGCCGAAGAACGCATTCTCAAAGCTGTGCAACTTAACTTCTTTCAAAAGAACCAGTTCGGCAGCATGACCAGTGGTAATCAATTTTTGGGCGCACCATCTGATTTCATAGCGCCCTTTTCGCTGTCAATTGATACAAGTGACGGCAAAGAGTTTTTAGAGTTTAAGGAATTGGACTTTGTGCAAACATACACGCCGGACGAAACAACGACCGGCGAGCCAAAATACTACGCTCAGTTTGATGTCGATAATTTTATTATCGGACCTACGCCCGATCAAAGTTACACTGTCGACATCCATTACTTGTATCGCCCCGCCAGTTTGACAGCCGGCGCGGATAGTGGAACCAGCTGGCTCTCTGAAAACGCTGAGATAACACTACTGTACGGCGCGCTTGTTGAAGCGTATACTTTCATGAAGGGCGAGCCGGAATATTTGCAGTTGTACAATCAGCGCTTTATTGAGTCGCTTGGGCGCCTCAAGAATCTGGGCGAGGCCCAAGAAACAATCGATGAGTATCGCTACGGAGCGGTACGCAAACCACGCACGTAAGGAGATCTTGACATGGCCTTTACCGGCAATTTTCTTTGCACCTCCTTCAAGGTCGAACTCCTGAAGGGCGTGCATGACTTTTCCGCCAGTGGCGGAAATACTTTCAAACTCGCGCTTTATGACAGCAGCGCGACTCTCGACGCATCAACGACGTCCTTTACCACAAGCAACGAGGTATCGGGCACAGGATATACGTCAGGGGGTGCTGCGCTTACGAACATCGAACCCACGTCCAGCGGCACCACAGCGTTTTTGGATTTTGCTGACTTGACGTTCTCCTCGGCCACCATCACGGCCCGAGGTGCGTTGATTTATAACTCTTCGGCCACGGGTAACCCCGCCGTTGCGGTTCTGGATTTTGGCGCAGACAAAACGTCCACGTCTGGTGACTTTTCGATTATCTTCCCAACAGCCGACGCTTCGACGGCCATCGTAAGGATCGCCTAAAATGACCGACGTCGTCGTCCCCTTTACTGGTTGGGGCCGAGGGACATGGGGCGAACTCGCTTTTGGCGAAGGCTCTGTGTCCAACGATGGCGCAACGGGTCAGGTCGGCACTGTTCAAGTTACGGCGGACGCCAATGTTTCTGTAACGGGCGTGCAAGGCACCTCCGCTGTTAATAGCGTCGAAGTTACGGCGGACGCCAATGTTTCTGTAACGGGCGTGCAGGCAACTGGACAAGTTGGTTCTGTCGAGGTTACGGGGATTGCCAATGTTTCTGTAACGGGCGTGCAAGGCACCTCCGCTATTAATAGCGTCGAAGTTACGGCGGACGCCAATACTCCAGTTACAGGTCTTCAAGCAACTTCCGCCATTGGCACTGTTCAAGTTACGGCGGCGGCTGATGTTTCTGTAACGGGCGTGCAGGCAACTGGACAAGTTGGTTCTGTCGAAGTTACGGGGATTGCCAATGTTTCTGTAACGGGCGTGCAAGGCACCTCCGCTGTTGGCACTGTCGAAGCAAATGCCGATGCTGATGTTTCTGTAACGGGCGTCCAAGGAACGATGGGCACCACTCCCGTGCTCGTGTGGGGGAGCATTGTGCCATCGCAAAATCCCGGGTATAATCCTGAGACACCTAATCAATCCCCCGACTGGAGCGCAGACACGCCGTCGCAGACTCCCGGGTGGACCCGCACTGCAGCATAGGAGCATATCGCATGCCCAGCACATATACACTAAATAACGGCATCGAACTTATTTCCACCGGCGAACAATCGGGGACATGGGGCGATACGACAAATCTCAATCTTAAACTACTGGACACAGCGCTTGACGGCCAAGTCACCGTTACACTGTCCACGGCTGGTACTTCTGGCAGCCCGAACACTCTTACAATTACAGATGGCACGGCGTCCGACGGCCGTAATCGGTTGGTTATTTTTAATGACGGCGCGGATCTTGGGGCAACGGCTTTTGTACAACTTAACCCAAACGACGCTGAGAAGATCATCTACATCCGCAACGATCTGTCAGGCTCGCGCAGCATTCTGCTATTTCAGGGCACCTATGACGCAGCGAATGATTATGAGGTGCCTGCGGGCACGACTGCAGTTGTTGCGTTTGACGGGAATGGCACGGGTGCCGTAGCGGCGAACGCCTTTGACAATGCGCTGTTTGATTCGGTCGACATCAACGGCGGCACCATCGACGGCACAGTCATTGGTGGAACTACAGCTGCTGCTGCTACAACTACAGACCTGACAGCCAGCGGAACTATTAGTTTTTCCGGCGCAACTGTTAGCGATCTGGGAACAGTAACTACAGCAGACATCAACGGCGGCACCATCGACGGCACAGTCATCGGCGGTTCTACACCTGCTGCGATTACCGGGACGACTGGTGACTTTAGCGGTGACCTCACCGTAGACACCGACACCCTCTACGTGGACTCATCGAATAACCGGGTAGGCATTGGGACGAGTAGTCCTGAAGATTCACTCCACATTATCCACGGTGGAACCACCGGTTTTAAAATTTCGTCATCTGGGACGGCTGGCCTAAACATAGAAGCTGACAGTGACGGCACCCAAGGTGGTCCTTTTTCTTGGGAAATGTTGGCTGGTGGATCGAGTGGCGATCTTCTTTGGTCAATCGGCGGCTCCGAAGCCATGCGCATCGACAGCAGTGGTAATGTGGGTATTGGGACGAGTTCGCCTTCCGATACTTTTGATGTAAATGGGGTTTTTACTGTAAATGGAGGTGCGGGAACTGGTATTGAATTTGATTCAAGTTCTAGATTTAGGACTTTGGGAAGTGGATTTCAGCTAGACGCATCTAATAATAGCTCATCATCTCCCACATACACGTTTAGGGGCAATGGCAGTACAGGAATGTTTCAAGCCGGTTTTAATCAGATTGGTTGGAGCATTGGCGGCTCCGAAGCCATGCGCATCGACAGCAGTGGTAATCTGTTGGTGGGGACGACGAACGCAGTAACCAGTGCTGACAGCTTAGTCCGCGCTTTTGGTTTTATGAAAGATTCTGGTGGTAGACCTTTTCTTGGTGTTTCCAGTGACACAAGCTCCGGCGTATTTCAAGTTGACGTGGCCTTTGCTGACAGCGCTAACCGCCCAGCAATAACATTTGATAGACACACTTTCGGTCAAGTCGGGTCCATTTCGTGTAGCCCTACCACCACCTCCTACAACACCTCCTCCGACGAGCGCCTCAAGGAAAACATCGCAGACGCTCAACCTGCTTCTGATTTGATCGGCGGCATTCAGGTCCGGGAGTTCGACTGGAAGGCTGACGGGGAACACCAGCGTTATGGCATGGTCGCCCAAGAACTTGAGACGGTTGCCCCCGAAGCCGTGACCAAGGGCGAGACTGAGGACGACATGTGGTCGGTGGACTACAGCAAACTTGTCCCGATGCTTGTCAAAGAAATACAAGACCTGCGTAAGCGGGTAGCAGAACTGGAGTACGCAGAATGATTACCTACAACTGGACCATCGCAACGACTGAATACGACCCTGCAACTGGTGGGATTAAGACAGCACACTGGAGCTGCACAGGCGTAGACGGGGATTACTCGGCCCGTATGTATGGCACTACTGGCTTTACCCCTGATCCTGATGACCCCAACTTCAAGCCCTTTGACACGCTGACTGAGGCCGATGTCTTGGCTTGGGTGTGGAC